GTCATCGATACTATGACATTTTGCGGGGTTGGGCGATTGACGCCATTGCGCTCGCCTATAGAGTCACTTGAGTAAACAGATATCCACGAGTTTTTGAAGTAATCATCAGTGCGGTCTTTCATTTGAGTCATAGCCGATGTCATATTTGTAGTAGAAATAATGACTACGTCTTTCCAGCCAGACTCGATAACTAGTTTGGCTAGTTCATGCTTAAACTTTGTTTTTCCTGATTGCGTATGTGCAAGCATATAGATTGGAGCGTCCTCGTCAAGACAACGCTTAATGTCGCTCTTACGACTTTCGATAAAATCAGTGACACGGTCCCGATTTTGGGAGTTGGCAACTTCTTTATGCCATTCTTTCAGAATAGATTGGATCTTTGATTTCTTTTTCATAGTGTATACCTCAGTATGCTTCTGCCCTCGGGCGATATATTTATATTACAGCTTTTGACGTATATGTCAAGCCAAACGATAAATATTTGTATGAAACTCATGGAAATAGACAAGAATTTGTCTGACGAAATTCAAAAGGCCCAAAACGCCAAAGACCCCTACTACGGAGACAACGAAGAAGAGTTGTCAGAAGATGATGAGGACGATCAAGAAGATCAATAAATAAATAAGAGTGTAGTCCACGGTACGCCAATACCTGACTACTCTAACAGCTAAAAGGGAGCTATCAGCATGACTACTTATCAACCATATACTTACCGCATTGCCTGGACTGGTCCAGGTCTCAGTTACTATGGTGTGCGCTATGCGGTGGGTTGTAATCCACAAGACTTTTGGAAATCATATTATACTAGCAGCAAGGTTGTCTGTCAACTTCGCGATGAGCTGGGTGATCCTGACGTTATTGAAATCCGCAAGGTGTTTGATAACAGTGAGCAAGCCATCGAGTGGGAGAGCAAAGTGCTGCGCAGACTCAGAGTACGCACTAATGAGTCTTGGATAAACCACCACGCTAACGAAGCGCCAAGGTGGGACGATAAGCATCGCGAGGCGCATCTGGACGGTGTACGTGGTCGTAAGTACAGTGATCGTGGTAAGGCACTATTAGCTGAAGCGCGTAAGCGGCAGTGGGCAGACCCTGACTTTAAGAAAATTAGAGCACAGCAAGTATCAGATGGTATGACTGATGAAGCAAAAGCAAAGATTGCTGAGTACCAGCGTGGACAAGCAAGATCCGACAAGTGTAAAGACAATTCCCGCGCCATGCGACTTGCTGAGTGGGCAGACGAAGATAAAGCCGCTGCCCGTAAGAAAGCCATAAGCGATGCCATCAAAGCCAAGTGGGCTGATCCCGAGTACAGAGCCATGATGATGGCTCGCCGTAAGAAAAAGAAGTCATAAAAAACCGGGCGCAAGGCCCGGTTCTTATGTACTACTGTACAACTACTACTTACTGGAATGCTACGTTAGCAAGTGTAATTGAATCCAGGTAGTCCGCTGCGTTACCCAAAGAACTAGCCGTGTTGGTTAATTCTTTATATCCATAACGCGTCATGAACGATACCACTGGCTCAAATGTGTCTGGGTCCATTACTGGTCCAGTGCTCATCAGAGGAACATATGGGCAATAGAACGCAGGTGCGTCTGTCTCGCTTGATCCCTTATAGCCAACTAGTACGCCTGGTCCACCTTGAGCGGAATCAGCTGCGTAGTTATCAACAAACACCTTGATAGTACCGTTAAGAGTACCAACAAGCTTGGTGTTTGTAGGTGCTTCCATGCTGCCTTCAGTTGTGCGAGCAAATGTTGATGTGCTTGCAGACTGTAGTACAGTCAGTGTCTCTGGAGAAACTACAATGTAGTTACCAGCGCCACGACGTGTACGAGCGGCAATACGGTTACAGCTACGGTTGATCTCAATCGCCAACAGGGCGTGACGGTCACCAACGTAAGTTGGAGTATAAGCCGCGTCCAGTGCGTTGAAGTCAAGAGTTGTACCAGCGCCTGCTAGTGTACGCAGGTTACCGATGATCTCTTGGTCGATCTCAACCACGATTTCCTGAGCAAGTGCCTGCATGATTTCTGCTTCAACGTCTACACCGTGCATTGCTTCAGCATCTTGTGCTGCTTCAAATGTCCAGCGAGCGCTCAAACGACGTGTCTTCGCTTCCACAGTCTCTTTCAAGATCTGGATGCTCATCTTACGTCCTGGCGTTCCTTCTGCTTGCGCTACAGGATCAGGGTTACCTGAGTACTGTGTTGCTAGAGCGAAAGGGCTCAGTGCTTCTTGACCGGCGCTAACGCCAGCTGCTGTTTCTGCGTAACGTACACGCAGAGTGTGGATCTGACCTACTGGGCCAGTCATAGGCTGTACACCCACCAACTCGTTCGCAATAACGCTAGGCATTACGCGGCGAATAAGAGGTAACATTACCTTGTTAAGTGTTGCTACTGAACCTGCACCAGTTGCGCCTGCGGTTGCGGTCTCTGTCAGCTGCTTTTTAGCATTCTCGAGTACCACATCCATTGACTTCGCACGTTGGCCGGATAGACCTTCCATTAGTGCGTCCTTGGTTGCGGACCAGTTGCTTTCAAATAGTTTTGCCATTTCTAAACTCCTTTATTTTGAAAGTCCGGCTAGTTTTCGAATCACGTCCAATTCGGTACTGTAATTCGTGCTGTCATTGGCCTCTGCTTTGGCAGGCGCCTTCTTGTTACCAGTGTGTTCACGTGTCACTGATTCTTTAATAACTTTCTTGGTTCTGGGCTTTTGCCCGTCAAGAACGCTAGGCAGGTACTTGTTGAAGCTTTCTTCCAACTTCTCTGTCTTTACATTCTCTAGCAAGTCAGTCATAATCGCTCTCTTGTCTCGGCCCAAAGGCTTCATGAGACGCTCAAGGGTGTTTCTACGGTTGTAACGATCTTCTGCTACACGCAGTTTGCTCTCTGTAAGCTTAACGGCTTGGTCGCGGTTGGCGATGGCTGCACGGGCTTCTTTAAGCGCCTTGTTTGTCTCTGCAAGAGTTTTCTGGACCTTACGGATCTCTTTGGCTTCGTTCAAGTACGATGTGTTGTACTCAGTTGCGAAGCTTTCAAAAATTCTTCGGCCAAAATCATTTTCTCGCGCTGCTGTAATGTCATCACGGAAACTTGTAACTTCTTCTTTGATCACACGATTAACTGTTGCTTCAATCGTCTTCGCCGCTTTAGTTACAAACATTCTTTTAGTTTCAGCTAGCTCACGCTTGCCTTCACGTACCATTTTGACTTTTTGCTCCACCAAAGCACGTTTGTCTTCGTGGAACTCTTTAAGCTCAGTAGCCAGTTGATGAGTGACAAATTCATCAAGCTTGCTAACGTGCTCTTGAACACGACTTCGGTCTGCTCGAAGCTCTTTAACTTCTTTAGCAACCATTTTGGTTACAAAGGTGTCAAGTATTTTAGCGTGTTCTTTTACAGCTTTACGATACTTAACTCTTTCTGCTGCGAGTGCTTTCTTGTCTTCAGCCAGCTCGGACATTTCCTCAGCGAGTCTTGTGTTGATAAAGTTGTCCATTGCTTCCACAATGAGACCTTTATCGTGCTCAAAACGCTGTGCAAATTCTTCGCGCAGTTCAGCTTTCGCTTGTTCCTTGGCTTCAGAAAGATTTGACTCCCAGGCTTCTTGAATTTGAGAACGTGCCTCTTCAGACAGTCCTGTTCCTTCAAGTAGTTCACTAAATTTTGCCATAGTAGTCTCCTACTTACTTTTGGTTAAGTTCGTTAATGAATGCTTTCATTGCTTTCATCAAGTGTTTTTCTGCACTGCTGTCGTGTGTAACTGCTTCGGAAAGACGATGTATCGCTGCCCCGCCTCGCATGTTAAATAAACTCTCATAAATCGTCTTGGGGTATGCATCAGGCGCACTTGGTTGTGCCACAATGTCCACAGTAACAATATCGAAATCAGATACTTGACCTGACTCGTTGACGTTGCCGCTGCCACGACTGCTTACACCTAGTTTAGCACCGCTTTTAAGCAAAGCTTTAGCGATATTACCCATGGGAGTTTCTATGATTTTAAGTTTACCGAGACCATCCGAGCCGTCACAGTGCATATCTGTTATGATGTGGCTCACACGGTCTAAATTGATTTGAAGCTCTTCAGGGTGATCCAATTCTCCAAGAACTGTTTCACCCTTGCTGAGCTTGCTACGAATGTTCTCAACGGCGCGTTCAATCTCGTTCTGGGGGTAAACTCTTCCGTTCTGGTTCTTGACATCGCCTTGGATGAAAAGTCCAGCCATGAACAGCTCGCGCCCATCTTCTGATTCAGTGAGTTTAATATGAGCGGCATCACCGCTCATGTACTCATATAATTTACGCGCCACTTCAGATCCCCTTACTTAGGCTTCTTGGTGAATGGGCTGTTTTTGTCACCCATTTCAGGCTTCTTAGCACCTGAACCGTAGCTTGTACCATGGCTCTTGGCTTTACCTTTTGACTCGCCACCCTTAGCAAAGTTTTTGTTTGTAGGGTCTTGATTGCTTGGCTTACCACCGTGGTCACGCTTGCCTTCACCACCATCATTGTTGTGGAAGGTTTTAGCACCGTCAGCACCTACTTTTGTTGGCTTAGGAGCTTGTGTATATGGGCTTTTTGTGTTGTCAGCTTCGCTACCTTTAAGGTTTCCACCTTTCATTGGCTGCTCGCTTGTATTTTTGGAAAACTGTGTTGCTTCTTCAAGGCTGTCTTCGTCGTCATCGTCTGACTCGTCAACTT